TCGGACCCCGCTCGTGGTGAATCCGTTTATCTGGTTATTGTGGACGAATGGGCGTTCTTGCCTAACCCTGAGGAGGCGTGGGCCTCTATTGAGCCTATTGCGGATGTCGGCGGACGGGTCATCGGTTTGTCCACCGCCAACGGGTCTGGTAACTTCTTTCACCAACTGTGGGTTGGTTCCCAAACAGGAACCAACCAGTTCGTAGGTATCTTTTTCCCTTGGTCGGCGGGTGACCGCGACGACGACTGGTACGAGGTAAAGGTTCGCAACATGCAGTCTTGGCAGTTGCACCAAGAATACCCCCGCTTCCCCGAGGAAGCGTTTGTCAAGTCAGGTAACCCTGTTTTTGATATTGACATGCTGGATGCGGTTCCGACGATTGAGCCTGCTTGGGGTTATCTGGAGTGTATCTTAAATAGGCAGTACCAGTTTATTGAGGGCGATGAGGGTCCTCTGAGCGTGTGGGATGAACCCCGTCTTGATTGTGTATATGTGATTGGGGCGGATGTCGCCGAGGGCCTTAGCCACGGCGACTACAGTTCTGCCCATGTGATTAACGCCTCTACTGGGGAACTGGTCGCCCATTGGCACGGACATGCCGAGCCGGACATCTTTGGCGAGTTGTGCGCCGACTTGGGCTGGTGGTACAACGGGGCCTTGCTGGGTATTGAGTCCAATAACCATGGTTTGACCGCCCTGAAGGCCGCCCAGAAGGTCGGCTACAAAAATCTGTACCGCCAGCGTAAACTGAGCCAAAGGTCACCTCAGGCAACGGAAACGCTGGGCTGGCGCACTACTTCTTCCACCAAGCCGCTGGCGATTGATGAGTTGTCCGCCGCCCTCAGGAATGAGGACATTATCCTTTATGATGCCCGGACGATTGCCGAGTTGCGTACTTTTGTACGCAAACAGAACGGAAAGATGGGCGGGTCACCTCATGACGACCGGACCATTTCGTTGGCTATCGCCAACCAGATGATTAAGTATGTCTGGTTGCCTCAATATATGCCCAATATGGAGGCACCCAAGAATAGTATTTTGTGGTGGGAAAAGCATCTTTTTAATACGGTTGGTGAAGGAAAGGTCCCGATTGGGGCCCATAATGTTCGTTCCGGCACCAAAATTGACCTTTAGAACAGGTTATATATAAATATGGGACAGATTGACCTGAGTTGCGAGCGTTGTGGTAAGGCTTTTAAGGCCGACGGGGAGATTCCCCGTCGTGGCCCTATTTGCTTTAAGTGCCATGTCCAGAGCATCAACCTCGGGTTCACCTATGGCAAGGACAACTTCCATGGGGACACTATTGGCGAAAAACAGCGTCATACTGTAGAGCAGGCCCGTATTAACGGCTATAATGCCGAACCTGTTGGGACTCGGTGGATTTGATATGGAAGCGTGGATTCCCGTAGTAGCGGCCGTCATTACAGGCCCTACTGTGGTTATCCTTCAGAAACTCCGCAAGGAGAACACCAACCAGCATGCAGAGTCCCGTGGGATTCTGGAGCATATTCTACATAGAGTAGAGAAAATCAGCGACAAGTTTGATAATCATATTGATGAACACCATAAGGAGAATGTATGACTTACCGTGAGGCTTTTAAGAGGGCTCTTGCTACCTTTATTTTTGGGGCCTCGTCGGCTCCGCTTCCTGCCGTCCTTTTTGATGTTGAGGGTTGGAAGGTTGTGGCCGCCGCTGGTGTGGCGGCTGTCTGGAACCTGTTGGTTCGTTGGGCTCAGGCTTACGCGGTGAGTAAGTAATGCCTAGTAAAAGAAAGAATCAGGGCGGAACCTACAAGTCTGTACCGATGAAGCCTCTTCCCATTCGGCCCCCCAAGAAGCAGGGTCGTGGCAATCCGGGTAGGAAAAAGACACGCTGATGGCCACTCCTGCTTGGATTATTGACGACATTTTTCGGAAGGCTGGACCGCCTGCGGTCAGAGCCGCCCGAAATATTGTCCGTAAGGTAGTCTCAAAGGAAAACCAGTTGGCTACTGCCCAGTTGCAGTTGCAGAGGCGTTCACGCAATTCTGCGCTGAACGCTATTAAGCGGGCTGAGGAGCGTGCGGTGCGGGTTGAGGCACGCACCGGCAAGAAGTTGTCCTCCAGTAAGAACACCACTTATGCTAAGCAGTTGATTGGAAAGACTCAGGGTACTCGTGTTCAGCGAGCCGCTGAAACGGAGAAGCGTCTGAGGCGGGAACTTGAGGATGTTCGTTCTCAGGCCAAGGCTTTGTTCCCGAAGGAGTCGGATTTTAAGACGGCCCTGTCTCAGGAGCGTCGTCTGGTGGAAAAGGGATGGTCCCAGTCCAAGCGGGCTAATGCGGCGCAGAAGCCGATGAAGGTTGGAGCCACGAAAAAGACTCCTGCTAAGAAGGCCCCGGCCAAGAAGGCCCCGGCTAAGAAGGGTACTGTTGTTTCTGGGCCTGTTAAGAAGAAGGTTCCTCAGCAGTATCTGAAGAAGAGTTGATTATGGCTAAGATTTCTAACACGGACAGGTTGGCGCGGTATCGTCGCCATATTGAGTCGTCACGCAAGTGGCGCAAGGATGAGGGTTATGACGCTACTTGGCGGCGTTTGATTGACCTGTACCGTGGCCGGCATTATGAGGATTACAGCGATGAGGACCGGATGCTGGTTAATATCGCTTTCAGCGTTGTTAACATTATTGCCCCGGCTGTGGCGGTTAACTACCCCAAGATTACGGTTAATGCCCGTAATCCTGATAATGCCGCTAATGCGGTTATTGCCGAGGCTGTGGTTAACTATTGGTGGAAGTACAAGGACATTAAGAGCGAGTTCCGCCGTGCCGTGAAAGACCTGCTGATTGCAGGTCACGGTTGGGTTAAGACCGGCTATCGTTTTATTGAGGAGGAGACTGTCGCCGAGGATGGTGACCAGTCGGAAGATGTTGATGGTGGACAGACTTCGTCCAATACGGTTGTTGTGCGGGATGAGCCGTTTGCGGAGCGTGTATCTCCGTTTGATGTGTTTGTTGATGCGGATGCCACAAGCATGGCTGATATTAAGTGGATTGCCCAGCGTATCCGTCGTCCTATTGCTGATGTAAAGGCTGACAAGCGGTACTCCAAGGCGGCCCGTGAAGCCGTGGAGATTATGGCTGTCCACCGCTATAGTGATGACCCTTCCAAGCGTAAGGTTAATGACAAGAACTATGGTTATGCGGAAATCTGGGAATATTATGATGTCCAGAATCGCACCATGGCGGTTTTCTGTGAGGGTGGCGAGCAGTTCCTGATTAAGCCTACCCCCATTCCGTTTGCCTTTGGCCATCCTTTTGTGATGCTTCGGAACTATGAGGTTCCTGACCAGTTCTACCCGATGGGTGACCTTGAGCAGATTGAGCCCCTTCAGAAGGAACTGAATGCTACTCGTACCCAGATGATGAACCATCGTAAGAAGTTCTCACGCAAGTACCTCTATAAGGAGTCGGCGTTTGACCAGATGGGTCGGAACGCCCTTGAGGATGATTCCGACAATGTGATGGTCCCGGTTGTTGGTGACGAGAACATTGGTGCTGTTGTGACCCCGTTCCCGGCGGTCATTGACCCGCCGGAGTTTTACAACCAGTCGGCCCTTATTTCTGGTGACATTGACCGCATTACGGGTCTGCCTGAGTTTATGTCGGGCGGCCTGCCCGAGATTCGTCGTACCGCTACCGAGATTTCAGCGGTTCAGGATGCGGTTAATGCCCGCACTTCCGACAAGTTGGCTATCGTGGAAATAAGTATTTCCGAGGTTGCCCGACGGATGCTGATGCTGGCCCAGCAGTTTATGACCGGGGAGCAGGTTGCTCGTCTGATGGGCAAGGACGGGGAACCTATGTGGGTCACCTACGATAGGGAGTACCTTGAGGGTGACTTTGACTTTGAGGTGGTGGGTGGTTCTACCCAGCCGAACAACGAGGCCCAGCGTCGCCAGAAGGCCCTCCAGTTGATGGATGCCATGGCTCCGTTTGCCCAGACTGGCATTATTAATATGCAGGAACTGGCGGCTTATGTGTTGCAGAACGGGTTTAATGTTAAGAACCCCGAGAAGTTCCTGTCCGCGCCTCCTCCTCCAGCGGGTCCCGCAGGGGCCCCGCCTATGGGTCCTGAGGGTATGCCGCCTGCGGGCGGTATGCCGCCCGAGGCGGGTGGACAGATTCCGCCTGAAATGTTGGCCCTTTTGGCCCAACAGCAAGGACAAATGCCCCTTTAGAACAGGGGTTTATATATAGAGCAACCATTTTAGGACTCTAGGAGAAAAAAAACATAATGAGCGATAATATCGCAGAAACACCCTCCAATGAACCCGTCGGGTCAACTGAGGTTGGTGATACAAGTCATGTCTCTGAGGACCAGATTCTTGATGTAGGCCAGTTTGCTGATTACAAAGTGGCGGTCAAGATTGATGGTGAGGAACTGAGGGTTCCAATCTCTGAGGCAATTGCTGGTTATCAGCGTCAATCGGATTATACCCGAAAGACGCAGGAGTTGGCAGAGCAGAAGCAAGCATTTCAGTTTGCGGCTACTTTGCAGACTGCTCTTGAGAACGACCCAGCGGCTACAATTGACCTGCTTTCCAAGCACTACGGCATTTCACGGGCGGAAGCCTCGCAGATGGCGGAGGACATGGGGTATCAGGAAGATTTGGACCCTGCTGACCGTAAAATCAAGGAACTTGACCAGCGGATTGCCCAGTTTGAGGAATATCAGACCCAACAGCAGATTGAGCGGGAAATCAACCGTCTCAAGGCTACTTATGAGGATTTTGATGCTAATGAGGTTGTTCAGTCCGCTTTGCGGACAGGGTCAACTGATTTGGAAGCCACATACAAGCAGATTGCGTTTGATAAGTTTATGAAGCAAAGGAATCTGGAAGCACAGGCTCAGGCCGCAAAGTCCGCTGAAGAACAGCGGATTATTGAGGCCAAGCGGAATGCTTCGGTTGTGGAGGGTGGAGCCTCGGCTACAGCCGCCACTACAACGGATTCGGTTGCTCCTATTACAAGTCTTGCTGATGCTTGGATGGCGGCTAAGAGGTCCCTCGGGGCCGAACTTTAACCGTTAATTTTATTCCTAGGAGGAATCCAAAATGGCTGCAGGAAATGTCAATTTTGACGCAATTCTGTCTACCACACTCGCAAACTACCGTGACCAGTTGACTGACAATGTGTTCACGGCTCGTCCCCTCACCTATATGCTGATGGACAAGGGCCGTATCCGTATGACTTCTGGTGGCACCAAGATTGTTGAGCCGCTCATCTACGGTCAGAACAGCACCGTGGCTTCGTACTCGGGGTATGACACCCTGAGCCTTACGCCGCAGTCTGGTATCACCGCCGCCGAGTACGACTGGAAGCAGTACGCTGTTTCTATCGCCATCTCGGGTATTGAGGAGGCCAAGAACAACGGTGAGCAGGAAGTTATCAACCTTCTTGAGGCAAAGATTATGCAGGCTGAAGAGTCCCTCCGTGAGGGATTTAACACCATGTTCTTTGCTGATGGTACGGGCAACTCTGGTAAGAACTGGAACGGCCTCGGCAACCTTGTTGAGTCCGGTAACACCGTTGGTGGCATTGACTCGTCGGACGCTGACAACACTTGGTGGCGTTCCTATGAGGAAAACACCGCTGGTGCCCTCACGCTTGCCCAGATGAACACCGCTTACAACACCGTTTCGGTGGGTGCGGACCATCCTGATGTTGTTCTGACGACGCAGACTCTGTACGAGAAGTACGAGTCGCTTCTTCAGCCGCAACTCCGTTACACCGACACTCGGACTGCCGATGCGGGTTTCCAGAACCTGCTCTTTAAGGCCGCCCCTGTCATGTACGATGTCCATGCGCCTGCTGGTACGATGTTCTTCCTGAACACGAAGTACCTCACGCTCGTGGGTCACACCGACAAGTGGTTTGCCAACACGGAGTTCGTCCGTCCTGAGAACATGGATGCCCGTTATGCACTCATCATGTGCTACGGCAACCTGACGGTTCGTAACCGTAAGAAGCAGGGCAAACTGA